TCTCGTCGCGAAGGTCGGCTTTCCGATTGTTGCCGCCATTGGCCTCGCCTATGTGATCTGGGAGCTGGCCCGCTGGGCAATGCGTACCGGTGACCGCCTGGCGATGCGCTTCGAAACGCATGTCGACTCGATCGAACAGACGCAGGCGGCGATCAAGCCGCAACTCGATCGCATTGAAGGAAAGATTGCCTGCCGCGCCCCCGCCACGACCTCGGGCGCATAAAGGGAAAAATGCTGCATTGCGATTTTCGCGCCGGCGACCTGCTGTTTTTTTACGGCACGACCTGGCAGTCGCGCGTCATCGAGTTCGCCACCCGCGGGCCCAGCCACGTCGCCATCGTCATTGAACACGAGAAACGCCCGCTGCTGGCCGAATCGACGACGCTCTGCGAGCTCCCCTGCGAAATTCTCGAACGGAAAGTGCGGGGAGTTCAATGTCACGATCCGATCGACCGGGTCGCCGGATATGAGGGAACTGTCGACCGTCTGCCGCTCCTTGCGGCGCTTTACCCGCATCAGAGTCTGCACCTGGCGACGATCGCCCTCAAGGAATTTCTCGGAAAACCTTACGACCTGGCCGGCGCCCTCGAAAGCGGGACGAGCCTTTTCAAGTCTTCGAACCTGATGCCCTATCCCGACCTGGGATCAATCTTCTGCAGTGCATTTTGTGCCCACCTGTTGATGCGCATCGGCCGGATGAACTGGGACAACCCAAAGCGAATCAATCCGGCTGACCTCTTTCATCGCGTGCGCCGCAACGCGACGCACGGACCGCCGGTCCGGCTCAAAGGGACCGATGAACGATTCCTTTGAAAACTATGCACTCGGCGCCCTATTGCTCCTGGTCGCGATCGACATTGCCGCCTGGATCGGGCGCCTGATTTTTCTGGCCCTCTCTTGAGGTTTTTCAAATATGGCCTCGTTATTCGCCCTGCTTCGCCCGGCGCTGGTGATCATCAGCCTGCTCGGTCTGGTTCCCTCAGAACTTCCCGCCGATTACCTGAAAGATCCGCCGGGGCGCGTGCTGGCTTCAGTGCGCGTCGCCAATGGCGGCTCGACCTGTTCGGCGACGATCATCAGCCGCGGCCCGCGGTGGGCCTGCGGAGTTGGCGCCGGGCACTGCTTCCAGGGGAACATTGGCGGCAAATTCAAGATTCACTTCGCCGACGGCTCGCAATGCGAGGCGACGTTACTGGCCATCGACCGCTCGATTGACGTGGCGCGTTTCGCCGTGCCGGCCGAGGCCGTTCTGGCAGTCGTTCCCATTCCTTCCTCGCTGTCCGGTCCTGCGATCTATGAAGCCTGTGGATTTCCCCGCGGCGACGGTCCGTTCTATTACCGTCTTTCGCCGGCGTCCGATTCGGTGAGCACCGCGAATGGAATGACCCGTTGGAAATTCTCCGTCGATGGCGGCGGCGCGATTCCCGGATGTTCGGGATGCGGGATCTTCGCCAACGGAAAACTATGCGGCGTTCTCAGTCACAATGACGGCGGCGAAGGAAAAATCTGCTACGGATGCCCGCTCCCGGCGCTCAGGGCGTTTCTGGATCGAACTGATCAATCTGGTTGCGACCGCTGGCAAATGGGGAACTGGCTGGGACATCACGTCGCCAGCCATCACGCGCCGCGACCATTGGCCATTCGCAGTGGTGGACGAATTGAGCTGATGCCGCCCCCCGCCGATCCCGGCTGCCCCGGCGGCAATTGCCCGCTGCCGCGGCGGATTGCCGAAGTACCGGCCCCGCCGCCTGACGCCGATCCGGGACGGTCGATCCCATACGCCAATCCTTCCGATCAGCATGAGGCCCCCTATGACGGACGCGGCCGGCCACCCGAGGGCCTCCGCACGCCGCGCCAGCGTTCGAGTGAAATCGATAAGCTCCGCAAATATCTGGCGGAACGGGAACACGAAACGCCGGCACTTCCTCCCGACGATCACGAGCCGCCTTACGTCGGTCCCGGCCCGGACGACCCGCTCCCTAAAGAAAAATCCCCAGTCCTGGCGTTCGTCCTGGGCGCTCTCGCGTTCGTTGGCGTCTACGCGGTGAAGTTCCATAAAGCCGCGCAAGCGGTCTGATCCATCCGAAATCCAAATTCCGAAATTGGAACCTCCATGCAGCCTGTCCTCGATTTTCTCGCCACGCCGCACGGCGTCATTGCCGCGGTCCTGTTTTGCGCCTTCGCCGCGGGGGCGCTCTTTCGCGTCCAGGCGCTGGCCGTCGCTGAGCGGAAATGGTGCGGAGACGTCGCCCATTTTGAAGCGGCTCTTGGACTTTCCGATACGATGACAGCGCCCTGGAGCGATCTGGCCAGTGGCGACATTCCCGGTTTCGTCGGCGCCATGAAGGCCAAGATTAAATATCTCGCCGATCGCTCGAACCGCGAGAAGGAAGTCGTCAACGTCCTGCGAACGCTATATGCGACTCCGTCAGGAAAAGCCGCGATCGACAAAGCCTATGCGGATCTGGCTGGCGGCGCGACGGCCGAGCAGCTCCAGGCCGACGTCGACGGCGTTGTCATTGCGGCTCCGAAAGGCCCCGGCCTGGGCCCGGTTGCGACTGATGTGGCGAACGCCGTCGCCAAGATTGAAGCACTGACTGCCAATCCCGCGCTGGCGAATCTGCTGCACCTTTTGCCCGCCGACCAGGGGATCCTCGGAAGTGCCCTGTTGACTGCCGGTCATGCGGTCGGAGCCGCCGTCTCAGCGACAGGCGCCATCGCTCCCGCAGCCGGAATCGCGATCGGCAATGTTCCCGCCGACCATACCGTGACAATCGCCGGGCCGGTGACTCCACCTGCAGCCGCGGCCTGATGCTCACGCTGACAATTCAATTTCGCCCCCCTCAGAAACGAAAGCCCCGCGCCATGCCCAGCCAGGCTCAGTACGAAGCCACGAAAGCCGCCCTGACCGATCTTTCCGCGGCCGTCGCGACCGACGAATCAAACTCCTCCGCCGTGGACACGGCGACGGCGCAGCTCGCCAGTGCGCAAACCGCAAAGACGGCCTCCGGCAGCGACGTGCAAGCGAAGCTGACGGCGGTCGTCGATGCGGCCGTGGCGGACGGGTTCAGTGTCACGCCCAGCGCGCCCGCCGCCTAATCTGCCGAACGAGCAAGCCCATAAAGTCACGATTCATTCCCGCGCAGGTGAAGCATGCCATTTTCGGAAGCGATCACGAATGATCTCGTCGCACTTTCGCCGTCGCAGACCGTGACGAGCGGGACGGCGGCGACGACGACGCCGGTCGGAATCCCGCACATGATGAACGGGCTACTGCTGGTTCTCGATGTGACGGCGGCTGCCGCGGCGGTCGGCGACACGTTCGACGTCAAAGTCCAGGCGCTGATCGAAGGAACGCCGGCGGCCGGGACCTGGTCCGACGTAATCCACTTCACGCAGGTGCTGGGGAACGGCAGCGCGAAACGGTTCATTGCGAAGATTGTCGGCGCGACGGCCGTCACAGCTTATCTCGATGCCGCCCTGGCCGCTGCCAATCAGAAAGACATTTTCGGCGATTACTACCGCGTCAATTACACGGTCGTCGACGGCGGCGCGCACGGTCAGTCGTTTACGTTCGCTGTCTGGGCGTTGCCCTTTTAAGGGAAGAATGCCAAACAGCCCTCGGAGGCACAATCCGGCGCCGCGCCGTCGGATCGAAGATCGTCGCCCGGCTCATCTGCGGGGCTATGATCATGCCTGGAAACAGGTCCGCGACGAACGCCTGCGTCGAAATCCCTGGTGCCAGGAATGCGAGCGCGAAACCGGTTTGATCGTCGTCGAGGACCTGGTCGTCGATCACATCATCCCCGTCCATGCGCGGCCGGCTTTGCGGCTGGTAATCGAAAATACGCAAACCCTTTGCAGACCGCATCATGCGGTCAAGACGCAACGGGACATTGAAAGGTATGGCGCGGCACGATAATGGGCCGTCGAGGACCAAAAAAGACCCCCGCCGCAACGCACAAAAAGCGGGGCACGTTTCAACCCTCCCGGCATTCCGGACCGGATTCGAAACCGGTTCCCGGAATCCCGGAGCCGCCCGCCGACCTGACGGAAGCCGCCCGCGAAGCCTGGATCTCAATCGCCGGAAAACTGCTCGACGCGAAGCTGCTGACGGCCCTCGATGACCTGGCTTTGCGACTGATGGCCGAGTCGGTCGACATGTATCTGCGGGCGGGGCGCGAAATTGAACACTGGGGACTGACCTCAGTCACCGACAAGGGAAACACGATCCAGCACCCGGCAGTCGCCGTCCGCAACAAGGCCTGGTCGCAGATCGTCAAGTTGTGCCAGGAATTCGGAATGACCCCGGCGGCCCGGACGGGGCTCGCCGTCGACGTGAAGGCCTCGAGCGACGGCAAGACTGAGGCGATGGCCAAGATCCTCGGATTCAAGGTGACCGGATGATAGCCAGTCAGTCATTTTTGCTTTCTGTCGTTCCGGGCGCCGCCTGCATTCGCCCGATTCGGCGCGAAGGAAAGCAGGTCGGACGAAACGCGAAATGCCCCTGCGGCAGCGGAAAGAAGTTCAAGGCCTGCCATCTTCCCCGGCACATCCCCGATGAAATCGAAGACGAGACAGAAGCCGACGAGGTCGAAATCGAAAATTCCGCCGTCCCGCAAGCGGCCGACTGAAGTTTCTCCCGGAATCGCCGGTCGGCTACAAGCGCTCGAAAAACTGCTGAAGGATGGCCGACCCCGCGGCGAGCTCGAGCTGCTTTCGATCCGCCGGCAGCAGCGAGATCTGCGCGATGGTCATAAGCGAGGGCTGATCTGGAACGAAGATGCGGCGCAGCGGGCGATCGGATTCTTTTCGCTACTGTCGCATTGGAAGGGGGAATGGGCGGGAAAGCCGTTCGTCCTCGAACCGTGGCAAGAGCATTGCGTCGTAGCGCCATTGTTCGGCTGGTTCCGGGCAGATGGAACGCGGCGCTTTCGAACCGGATATGTCGAGATCCCCCGCAAGAATGGAAAAACTACTCTCGCAGCGGGAATCGGCCTGCAGGGGCTTTTAGCCGACCAGGAGGAAGGGGCAGAGGTTTATGCCGCGGCCACAATGCGGGACCAGGCCTGCATCCTTTTCGCGGACGCGAAACGCTGCCTTTCGAAAGATTTGCGAACGCTCGTCAAAGAATTTCAGTTTGCGATTACGTTCGAAGGACTGCACGGGACTTTTCGGCCGCTTTCCAGCGATCACGATACCCTCGATGGATTGAATCCGCATCGCGTCGTCGTCGATGAGTTCCATGCCCACAAGTCCCGCGGCTTATGGGACGTGCTGCTCGGCGGCCAGGGGGCGCGACGGCAGCCGCTGATTCTGGCGATCACGACGGCCGGAGTCGATCGGCATTCGATCTGTTACGAGGTTCGCGAAAAGCTGGCACGGGCCGTCCTCGAGGGGGAAGCCGATCACAACGACAGCGTCTTTGCCTTCATCTGCTGTGCCGATGAGACCGACCCCTGGGACGACGAAAAAACATGGCGGAAGGCCAATCCGAATTATGGAATTACCGTCAAACCCGAACACCTTGGCGAGCTCGCCAAGCAAGCTGCTGTCAGCGGCTCTGCGGAAAGCAACTTCCGTCGAAAGCACCTCAACCAATGGGTCGGCCAGGAATCAAGCTGGATCCCCTTACCGACGTGGGATAAGTGCCGCAGCGGGCTGCCTTCGCCGGTGTTCGACGAATCATTGGTGGGGCAGGAATGTTTCGCCGGCCTCGATCTCGGCTGGCGCGATGACTTCGCCTGTCTCGGATATACGTTCCCGAAGCGCGTAAAAATTGAGCAGCGGATCGAACACGGAAAGAACGCGGACGACGAGCAGCTCGCCGAAGCAGCCCCGATGGCGACGGCCCGCTGGAAGATCTTGCGATGCGGCGTGAAATTGCATTGCTGGGTGCCGTCCGAAGGCCGGAGGGACATCACGCAGGCGCCATTGTGCAACTGGATCCGCGACGGGCTGGTGACCGTTGTTCCTGGCAATACGAATGACCCGCAGTTGATTCTTTCGCAGCTCGAACGCGACCGCAAGACTTATCACCTGATCGACCTGGCCCTCGACCCGAACAATGCTCGGCAGTTCGGATTGGAAGCGATGGAGCTGGGGCTTTCGGTTTTCGAGTTCTGGCAGACAAAACGCAATTACAACGAACCCTGCCGCGAGTTCGAACGCCTGGCCGCGGCCGGGCTGCTCGAGCATGACGGCAACCCGCTGCTGCGGTGGATGATCGGTAACGTCGTGATGGAAGCCGACGCCCGCGGCTATGTAATGCCGGCCAAACAGAAGTCAGCCGACAAGATCGACGGACCGGTCGCCCTGTTGATGGGTTTCGCCCGGGCCATGTTCGGCGAGCTGGAAACTGGCTCCGTATATGAACGTCGTGGAATGATTGTCCTATGAATGACCTACTCGCGATCGCCGGCCTTAGCTCGCTCGCCGGGGGCCTGTGGTGGATCTATCCCCCCGCGGCCCTGGTGATCTGCGGAGCGCTGGTCTTTGCACTGGCTGTTTGCGGCGCGGTCAATGAGCGCCGACAGAAGGTGCGGCGCCGGCTTTTGCAGCGCGTGAAACGCTTACGGACCGTCGGTAATGCCGCCGCCGCCGAGGAATTCGAATAATGGGCTTCCTGTCGCAACTGCTGCCGACGTTCTCGAACAGCCTCGAAAATCCCCGCGTCTCGCTGAATGACCCGCGGGCCTGGGACGAACTGTTCGGGATCAACCTCTCCGACGTCGGCGTGCGCGTCACCCCGCAGACGGCGATCGGCTATTCCCCTCTCTGGCGCGGAATCAACCTGATCTCGAACGTCCTGATGCGGCTTCCGTTCCACGTTTATAAGGCGATCGGCCACGGCAACACGAAGGATTTCAGCGGCGTCGACCGCTGGGCCATCGATCCGAAGCATCCGGCCTACAAGCTGATTCACTGGCAGGTCAACGAAATCCTGTCGGTCGGGACCTGGAAGCAGGTCATGTGCTATCACGCCCTTTTCCGGGGCAACGGCTATTCGGCGATCTGGCGGAATGCCCGCGGCGAACCGCTCGAGCTCTTGCCCCTTTCGCCGACCGATACGGTCCCGGTGATCGAGGACGGAAAGCTGCTCTATGCCTCGAAAGTCGGCAAAGAGAAGCGAAAAATCCCGGCTGCCGACGTCTATCACGTCAAGGGCCTGTCGTATAACGGCCTGGCCGGGCACGATGTCCTGACCGTGATGAAGGACGAATTGGGTTTAGGAATTGGGGCCCGGAAATACGCTTCGAAATACTTTGCCAATGGGGCAAGCACGGGGGGGGTGCTGATAATCCCCCGCGGCATGACCGAGGCCGCCGCGAAGCAGCTCAAGAAAGACTGGAAGGATTACCAGGAAGGGCTCGACAACTCATTCCGGACGGCGGTCCTCGAGGATGGGGCGAAGTGGATCCCGACAACCTTTGATCCCGAAAAATCGCAGCTCATCAGTGCCCGGCAGTTTTCGGTTCGCGACGTCGCCAACATTCTCGGATTGCCGCCGCACAAGCTCGGCGACGATTCTCGCCTCTCCTACAATTCGCTCGAGCAGGAAAACAACGCCACACTCGACGATTCTTATGATCCCTGGTTGCACCGCTTCGAAGAGGAAGCCGATCTCAAGCTGCTCTCTCAAAAAGAACGGGACGCCGGCAGCCACTTCTTTGGGTTCGACCGCCGGCCGCTGAAACGGCCTGACGCCAAGACGCAAGCCGAGATCGATCAGATCCGGCTGAACAGCGGGCGGAATACGCTGAACGAGGTCCGGGCCGAAAACAACGAGCCGCCGGTCGAGACGGAGATCGGCGACAAGATCCGCATACCGACAACCGTCACCCTCGGCGCTCCAACGCCGGCCCCCGCGCCGCTTCCCGCGGCGACGAAGGGGGCAGATACAAACGCGGTCAATGCGGCGCATCGGGCGTTGCTCGCCGACAGGCTGGAACGGTTTTCGGCAATCGACGCCGACCAGGTCGCGAAGGCTAACCGGCGCAGTCAGAAAGAGGGCTCGCTTGTAGACTGGGCCGCGACGTGGTTCACCCAGCAAGAGCCCAGGGTGCAGGATGCCATCGAACCAATCTTTGCCGCGATCTTCGCCGTCTCGAATCGTGAAGGGCACTCGGAAGCCGCAAAGGCCTTCGGGCGGTCCTATTGTGACTCGGCCCGCGACGTCGCCCTCTTGAATCCCGACGCGCCCGCCTTCGAAGGCCTGCGCGACTCGATGCTCGATCAAGTTTTTCCGAAGCAGCCCCAGGAGACAACGCCGTGAAGACTTTGACAATTCGCAATAACCGTTCCCGGCCGGAGATCCTGCTGTATGGGACAATCGGCGAGGATTGGTCAGATGATTTCGTGACCGCGAAAATGTTCGCTGATGCTCTCGGATCACTTCCCCCAGGTCCCGAGGTCGGGATCCGCATTAACTCATTCGGCGGGTCGGTCGCCGATGGATTCGCAATGTATAACGCTCTCAAGACCAGCGGGCGCAAGGTGATCGTCGACGTCG